ATCGAAGTTGACAACGCAAACGCGCTTGATAGCTCATCGCTTATTGTGGGCACTCTGAAATTCAACTGCGACCAATGGTGGGTCATGCCGTTGGCCCTCCAGGCGACTTGCGAGCCAGCCGGCTGCAGCAGCATGGTACTCCATTATCACTTCGACGGTTTGACGCGAGGCGAAGGTACGATTCGTTTTTGGATGCCGGCGATTAGCGAACTGCGGGACAGCGACGGGCAGCGTTTTCGCGGCGTTCTGCCGCTGTTCTTTCAACTCTGCATCTATCGCGAACCAGCCAAGGCGTCACGCTTCCTTTCTGGGCTCGTGCAACCAATGGCAGGGCAGCAATCGCCACAGCCAGCAAACGCCCGAACATTGGGCGTCCCGCTTACCCTACCTTCGCCCATGCCAACGTTGGTGACGCCGGAGGCGATGGCTTTTCAACACCAAGCTGAAGCTTGGCGGCCAGGGTCGATGGGAAGCGACGATGAGCCTGCTTTTCGTGCCATCAGCGATATCCGTGCCGTGCTCGTCGAGGTCAACTAACGCGGTATGGCGGCAGGAACCGTAAAGGCAGCATCTTCAACCGCCGTTGCCACCCACGGCGTGCGGTGATTCGCTCGATACCACTCGGCGGTGCGGCCGTTTTCGCCGAGATCGTAGCCGATGTTCTGGATGCGGCTGAGCGTCGGAAAGACCTCGCGGCGGGTGCGGCGGTAGTGCTGCTTGAACTGGCAGGTGAAGCACTTCTTGTTGCGAGTGCACCAGTTGGCGATCAGCCAGACGAGGCGGCGGCGATCTACGGCCCAGCCCCAAGGCGACCAGATCGGCCGCGTCGCGCAGGAGTGGCTTTGCTCGGGGCGAGGTTCCGACTTCGGCTTGTTATAGCCCGACGCCAGAAGAATCTGGTGCCCGTCTGACGACTTCACGTCGTGGATCAGTAGCTCCCGCACCGCCCAGTCGAAATACCGCAAGGCGTCGGGGCTGGGCACGGTGTCGTCTTCCAAGTGGACGATCACGTCAGCCCGCAGTTGAAAGGCGCGGAACAGCGCGTCATGCGTGTTCTTGTTCAAGCCCAGCCGGTTGCGATTCACGAGCAGGCGCGACTCGCAGGCGCTGAAGTCACGGAACGCCCCGATCACGTCCTCATGGCCCGGCTCGACGTTCGGCAGCAGAATCCAGTCGGCGATGCCGTCGCACTTCGCGAGCGCTTCGAGCACCTCGCGGGTGTAGGCGGGCCGGCGGTATGCGGTCATGGTGATCACGCGGAGCATGGTTTCTTCTCCTCCGTTGTATGAGCCTGTTGGTGCAGCGCGAGCCAGTCGTGGGACCAGCGAGGCGCGATCGTGGCGGCGCGGCCGCCGGCGATGCGGCCGAGTCGTTCGTAGCCGTCCTTGCCCATCGCCGAGATGTGCTGCGAATGGGCCGTGTACCAGCGATAGACGTAGCTCGGCCGCGGATCGTGCTGGATCGGATCGGCACGTCGCAGGTTTGCCGCCTTGAACCGCTTGAGCAGCCCTTGGTCCTGGCCACTCTGCATGAAGGGGTAGCCACAGACACGGTCGAACGCCTCGCGGCGGAATGCCCACGCACCGTGGAACAGATACTGGTTGGACTTCCGCTCGAGGTGATTCCGTTTGTCGCTGTAGATGATGGTCGGAATCGTATAATCGGCCTCGGCCAGCGCTGCGGCGGCGGCGCTCATGTGCCAGGGGAGATAGATGTCGTCATCGTCCCACACGCAGTAGGCTTCACAATCGGCCGAGACCAGCGCCGCTGAGGCGTTCCGCTTTTCGCCCAACGTGCGAAAGCGGACCGGCAGCGAAACAACCCGCCAGCCGTCCCCACGCTGGTTGCCGTACTGACCGGCGTCATCAAGCACGATCAGCTCGCGCAGCTCGGCCGGGTAGTCCTGCCGAACGAAACATTCGATGGCCTCGCCCAATTGGGCGGGGCGCTTGTAAGTGCAGCAGATCGCGGCAAGTTTCATGATTTCCTCCTTTCGTCGCAGTCCAGCCATTGCAACAGCACCGCCTTTAGCTGGTGCTCACCTGGCGGCTTCGCCACATCAGGCGGCTTCGTGCGAACGGCCCGCTCCCAAGGAACCGGCTCGCAGCGTCGTCGCCCGGTCGCCTGATAGTAGTCGTGGAATTTTTCGGGACTCTTGGTATAGGCGGTCCAGATGGCTGGTACGCCGTAAGCTTCGGCGACGATGACACCGTGCAGCGACGAACTCAACAGCAAGCGGCATGAGGCGATTTCGGCGACGACCCTTTGCCACGGCCAAGTCGGTTCGATGCAAGCCAGTCCGCGTCTCTGCGCGAACCTTTGCCCCGCCGCATCTGCAAGATGCGGCATCAGGGCGAACTCGCGGATTGGTTCGACGCGGATCGGGTGGAACCTTGGCAGTAGGGACGCCGGATCGCCATACACCGGCGGACAGGCTCCACCTCTGTCGAGGATGTACTGGCGCGTGATCGGCCCTCGCACTGCCAGAAACGTCCTTCCTTCAGGCGACCACGGCCGGTTGAGCCGCAAATTGTGGACGCCGCTCCCCCAGATCGTGTCGCCGGGCAGAGCATGGTGGATGATCGAGCCGATGGCCAGCAAGCGGGGCGACTGGTGTTGCCATACAGGGTTGCGCCCGCTGATTGCCGCCACGATCACCGGAGCCAGTGCATCTCCGAAGTTCGGCTGCTCGCGCCACCAATACATGGAAATCGTGGACATCAAGCCACCTCCAATCGGGACTCAATGTCGCTTCGCGAGTACTCCAGAATGCGACAATAGGCGTCCCACTCGCCCACGGAGATCAGCCAGCGGTCTTCGTCGAAGACCGCGCCCCCGGGAAACACGACATACGGCGTTTGCTCATCAGGGCGAGCCCCCGTGGGTGCATACAGTGGCATCCGCGCTAGCCGCGAAATCTCAAATGACGGCGCATCGGAAAAGGTGTACAGGCCCAGGCAATACAGGGGACGATCCGGCTTTTGCGGAATGTGTGTGTGAAAGAAATGGTGCCACTCGCCCTCTACGAGTACTGGCGGCGCGCCGCCTCGCACGTCGCCAAAGGTCCACGGGAACGCAGTGGGAGGCGTGAACTGGCGGCTTTCGCCAGGCAGCAGTTCCGCTCTGCCGCCAACGATGCGCAATAACCGGTGCGGCGCGCCGTGGTAGACGGCATGAAGCTCGCCGCCCGACTCGAAGAAAACCCAGTTCTTCTCCCGCATCTGGCGAGCGGGAAAATCGGGAACCAGATGTTCGAGCACCACGCCATCCGACCTGATTCGAGCCAGCATAATCGTGTTGCGCGGCCGTGCGAGTCCCGTGTAGGAAAGCCACAACTCGCCGCGAAATAGAAATAGCCGCGGATCTTCCTCGCCGTCGCGGGACTCGGCGTGCGAGGGCAGCGCAAGCGGTGTCTCTGTGCGCGGACGGAGCGCATCGTCGAGTTCGGCAAGGGCGATGCGGCTTTGGAGGCGGCCGACGCGATAGGCCATCAGCCAGCGCCCAGCAAAGCGGATCAGCGACGGATTGAAACGATGAATGATCTCACTGCGCGATTGAATCGGCGCGAGTACCTCATACGTTTGTCGAGGCGGCAGTGCGGCGGTTCTCGCCCTTTCCAACAGCGCTGTGCGAATGGGCGACCTGCGAGTTATCACGAGGCTACTCCTGTTATCCAGGCTTCACAGGCCCGCATCAGGCGGCTGCGATGGGCCAGATGCGCAGACCAGTTGCGACCGTGGATCGAATGCGGGGCTGGAAGCTCGGTGACCGACAGGCGATGCACACGATTCAGGCGGCCGGTGTAGCGCATCGCGGTGTAGCTGAAGAGAATGTCCTCGCCGTTGCCGGCGGGTTTTCCCTCACGCTGGATCGCCTCGAACTGGGGCGCAACGTCGAAGAAGTCGGCGGCGTAGCGCCGCGACGCCACGAGCGCCCGCGTCAGCACCACCGGCACGTCGCCATTGGCGACGTTCCGCGGGTCGTAGGCACCGTCCACCTTGGGGCGACGGCCGAAGATGCCGTGCAACACGTCGGGGTCTTGCCTCCAGGCGTCGTACAGACCACGCAACGTTTCGCCGGGCAACTCCAGATCGTCGTCCTGAATTAGGACGCATTGGTGCCGCGCCAGACATGCCGCCGCGAAGCGGGTATAAAGGCCCAGGTCTTGCTCTGCGTTGATCACCGTAGCCCAGTCGTGGCGGAACCGCTCGGCCGGATTGTTGTTCCAGACGATGGCCTCGGTGACGATGCCACCAGCGCGCCAGCCATCGACGATGCGGGTGACGTTCGCCGGGCGTTTCCAATTGAGAATGACAGCGGAAATCATGCGGCGGCCCTCCGCTCAACGGCGAGAAAATCAAACAGGCGCTGCCAGCCGGCCCAGATCACCTCAGGGCTGGCGAGTTCATTGACGAGCCGCTCGCGGGCGGCGTGAATGATCCGCATCCGCAGGTCTTCGTCGTAGGCGAGCATAGCGGTGTAATGGGCCAGTTCCTCGTCGCATTTGCCGAGGAACCCGGTGACGCCGTGCTGGATCATTTCCCGCCAGCCCCATTCGTTCTGCGTGACGACCGGCACGCCCATTGCCATCGCTTCCAGGCCGACGCGGGGCCAGTTCTCCCGAGCGCCGCCGTTGATCGGCAGCGTGCAATGCAACTGGCGAAAGAAGTCCTGCGCCGTGATCGCCATCGGCTTGAGGCAGTCCGACCACGCCGGCGCTTTGCCGAGCTTCGTATGAGTACGTTCATCCATGCCGAGCATGAGCGCCCGCTTGGGGCGATACTGGATGCGCTCGTAGATCGGCCAGGTGTTGCTCGACCATTTATCCTGGTCGGGGCGGGCGGCGCGGCCGACAACGAACGCTTCGCCGGCGGCGTGCGGCCGAGGACAGAAAGGCCACTCGTCGGCGTCGAAAGCGCCGTGGATCAGATGTCCCTGCGCCGGCTGGTAGCCGAACTCGGCCAACTGCGGTTCAAGCTGCCCGCGCTGGAACTCGCTCTGGAACACGAATGCGTCGAACGGGCCGCAACTGCGATAGAAGTCGCGCTCGGCGTTGAACAACCACGTCATGCAGTTGAGGCGGGCTGCGTAGACGCATCACAGGCCACGGTTGGCCTTAAAGGAGCCGAATCGGCCGCCTGCCGCCATTGCCATTTCTCTAACCCACCCAACGGAGACGACAGACATGGGACTTTTGCAGAGCGTTCAATCCGGCCGCGCCGCGGCACCACCCCGCCTGATGATTTACGGCACCGAGGGCATCGGCAAATCGACGCTGGCCGCCCGCACCCCCAAGCCCATCTTTATCCAGACCGAGGACGGTCTCGGTGAAATTGACTGCCACAAGTTTCCACTGGCCAAGTCGCTGGCCGATGTGCTGGGCGCGCTCGCGGAATTGCACACCGAAGAGCACGACTACCAGTCCGTCGTGGTCGATTCGCTCGATTGGCTCGAACGGCTGATTTGGGATTCGGTCTGCCAGGACTACGGCGCGAAGTCCATTGAGAAGGTCGATGGCGGCTACGGCAAAGGTTACATCTATGCCCTGACGCCGTGGCGGCAGTTCATCGACCACTTGAGCGCTCTGCATCGCGACCGCTGCATGGCGGTGATTCTCATCGCGCACGCCAAGGTCGAGAAGTTCGACGACCCCGAGTCGTCTCCCTACGACCGCTACTCGCCGCGACTGCACAAGCACGCCGCGGCGTTACTCACCGAATGGTGCGACGCGGTGCTATTCGCCTCGCGCAAATTTCGCACGCAGACGGAAGACGCCGGTTTCGGCCGCAAGCGGACCATCGCTCACGCCGTCGGCAAGGACGGCGGCGAGCGTGTGCTGCGCACCGTCGGCGGTCCGTCGTGCGTGGCTAAGAATCGCTACAACCTCGACGGCGAACTGCCGCTCGAGTGGAACACGTTGCTGGCCGGCATGTCGGCCAGCGCCGCAACGAGCGTCTGAACCATCCATTTCACCATCTTCTAGGAGACGACAAGCATGGCAACATTGAAAGGTTTCAACGCGAACGATGTCGATCCGGCGTCGGACTTCGAGGCGATTCCCGCCGGCAAATACCTGGCGGTCATCATCGAGAGCGAAGTCAAACCCAACAAGTCGGGAACGGGCAGCTACCTGCAACTCACCTTCCAGGTCATCGACGGCGAGTACAAGAACCGCTTTTTGTGGGCGCGGCTCAATCTCGACAACCCCAATGCCACGGCCGTGAAGATCGCTCGCGCTGAACTCTCGGCCATCTGCCGCGCCGTTGGCGTCATGGCACCGGGCGATAGCGTCGAACTGCATGATCTGCCGCTCGTGATCTCGGTGAAGTGTAAGAAGCGGGCCGACACTGGCGAGCTCACCAACGAGATCAAGGGCTACGCGAAGAAGGAAGCGGCGGCAGGCAAGCCGGTCCAGGCGGCCGTCGATACGACGCCGCCGTGGCGACGCGCCGGGTAGAAGCCGCGACGCGGAGGCGGGTACGCCAACGGTAGAGCGGCGAGCGACAAGGTGATGGCTGCGGGTTCGAATCCCGCACCGCCTCTTCTCACAGGATGACGCAATGGGATTGAAATCGCGCAACAAGGGGAAGCGTGGCGAACGCGAGGCGGCCGCGGAAATCAGGAGATTGTTTCGCACGGATGCGAACCGCGGCTGCCAGTATGCCGGCAGCGATGAATCCCCAGACATTCGCACGGCCATTGTTCGCGTGCATTTCGAGGTCAAGCGGGCGGAAGCGCTGCGCCTCTATGACGCGCTCAACCAGGCCATCGCCGACGCCGGCGAGAATATCCCAGTCATCCTGCACAAACAAAACCGGCAGCCGTGGGTCGCGATTGTGCGACTCGACGATCTACCACAACTGGCCGTTCAACTTTGTCTGACCTTGGCCCAGAACCAGTAACACGAATGCAACTGCGTCCGTACCAACAACACGCCATCGACGCCGTTTACCGGCACCTGCGGGAGCGCGACGACAATCCTGTCGTCGTGATTCCGACCGCTGGCGGCAAGACGCCAATCCTGGCGACGATCTGTCGCGATGCGGTGGGGCGCTGGAACGGCCGCGTGTTGGTGGTCAGCCATGTGAAGGAGTTGCTCGAGCAGGCGGTGGGCAAGCTGAAGCTGGTATGTCCCGAGTTGCCGGTCGGTGTGTACTCGGCGGGTCTCAATCGCCGCGAAACGGCGCAGCGCGTGATCGTGGCCGGTATCCAGTCCATCTACAAGCGAGCCCGCGAGCTGGATGCGTTTGACCTGATCGTGGTCGATGAAGCTCATCTCATTCCGGCCGACGGCGATGGGATGTATCGGCAGTTCCTGGCCGATGCTAAGGCGATTAATCCGCACCTGCGCGTGATCGGGCTAACTGCGACGCCGTTTCGATTGGATTCTGGATCGATCTGTGCGACGGATCACTTTCTCAATGCGGTCTGCTACGACGTGGGCATCAAGGAGCTGATTCGCGACGGCTATCTCTGCCCGCTCATTAGTAAAGCCAGTGCGACGAAGGCGGACACCAGCGGCTTGCACGTCCGCGCCGGTGAGTTCATCCCCGATGAGGTCGAGAGCCTTATGGATGCCGAAGGCTTGGTCGCATCGGCCTGCGCCGAGATCGTCGACCGCACGAGGGATCGCCAAGCCTGTCTGATCTTCGCCAGCGGCGTCAAGCATGGCCGTCATGTCGCCCGCGTGCTTCAAGAGAAGCATGGCGTGGAGTGTGGCTTCGTATGCGGCGATACGCCGACAGGCGAGAGGGACGAACTGCTGTCGAGATTCCGTGGTGACCAGGCCAAGCGGCTGTTCGAGCGTCCGCCCCTCAAGTATCTGTGCAACGTCAACGTGCTGACCACCGGCTTCGACGCGCCCAACATTGATTGCGTCGCGCTCCTGCGTCCCACGATGTCGCCTGGCCTCTATTACCAGATGGTTGGGCGGGGTTTCCGCCTCCATCCCGGCAAGCAGAACTGCCTGGTCCTCGATTTTGGCGGCAATCTTCTGCGGCACGGACCTGTCGATCAGGTGCAACCCAAGAGTCGCGATGGCAACGGCGGCGGGCCGGCTCCGGCTAAGGAATGTCCTGAGTGCCATTCAGTGATTGCCGCCGGATACGCGAACTGCCCGGATTGCGGATACACCTTTCCGCCACCGGAGCGACCAGCACACGAGTCAAAAGCCAGTGAAGCAGGCGTGCTCTCGGGGCAAGTCACGCTGACGACGCATCGCGTGAGCGACGTTTACTACACCGTCCATACGAAGCGCGACGCCCGCGAAGGCGATCCACAAACGATGCGGGTCGACTACAAGCTTGGTTGGCACGAATACAAATCGGAGTGGGTGTGCTTCGAGCACTCCGGCTTCGCGCGGCAGAAGGCCGTCGCCTGGTGGAAACGCCGCTCGCCCGATCCGGTGCCCGACAGCGCCGAGCGTGCCGTGGAACTCGCGCAAAACGGCGCGCTCGCGACCACGCTCTCGATCACCGTTCGCTCTGTCGCCGGCGAACCCTATGACCGCATCACCGACTACGAGCTCGGGCCGGTGCCCGAGCCAGTGCCCACTGAGGTGCTGGAGTTTCACCAGGAAGCGCCCGACGAAATCCCTTTCTAACTGGAAATGAAACATGCAACGAACTTGCTCTCGCTGTCGTCATTGGCAACGCACGCATGCCGTCAGTGATGTCGGCCGATGCCGACGCTATCCGCCAGAACCGTCGGACATCGAAGCCGCCAAGGGCCCGCCTCCACGCCTGGTCGTGATTCACGACTGGCCGCTGACCATCGCGAGCGATTGTTGCGGCGAGTTCATCAGTCACGTCTTTCCGTTTGCCCATCCGTCGCCTTTGTCGGCGAATTGAAGGAGCAGCAATGGCCCGCGTGCTTGTCATCGGCGATACGCATTGCCCCGGGATGCGCCAGGGGTACGTCGATTTCCTGAGACGGGTCGCCGACGCCTACGAGGTGAATCGCGTGGTGCATATCGGCGACCTGGTGGACTGGGCGTCGATCAGCTTCCACGAGAAGAGTCCGGCGCTGAGCAATGCAACCCGCGAGTTCGAGACCGCCAAACGGCAGGTGGCTTCGCTGGCACGTGCGTTTCCCAAGGCCGACTGGCTACTTGGCAATCATGATGCTTTGACCGAGCGACAGGCGGCTTCGGTCGGCCTGCCGACACAGGTGCTGCGTGACTACGCCGATCTATGGGAACTCGATTGGATCGTCCACCCCCGGTTCTCAAAGATCTGCATCGACGGCGTGATGTACTCACATGGCGACAGCGGCCGCGCCGGCAACGACGCGGCACTCGCGCAGGCGAAAGACCATTTTCGTTCGACCGTGATGGGCCACTTTCACAGCCAGGCGGGCGTGAAGTGGTGGGCCAACCCCGAGTTTCGTGTTTTCGGTCTGTCGGTTGGCTGCGGCATCGATGCCAGCCGTTTGCAGTTTGATTACGGCCGCCGCATCGTCGCCAAGCCCATTCTCGGTTGCGGCGTCGTGATCAATGGTCGTCGGGCATTCTTCGAACCTTGGCTGTTGAAGTCTCGATAAGGAGTAACCATGCGGATTGAAGTGAATGATGAGGCAGCTCGACTGCGACGCCGCGAAATGCCCATCAAGTGTGGCGGCGAACCGGAGGCCGGTGTTCTTTCCCATCAATCCCAGCAGGCACCGCCCGAACCTCGCTCGTCCACCGCGCGTGAATGCGACGACTGCTGCAACGAGCACGTTTCCTGCCGGTGCAATCCCGGAGAAGGCTAAACGGTATGCCCGACCGACCAATGACCATCCGATTCCCAGCAATTCCAGCTGCCCAAGCCGGCGGCGACGGCGAGAACCCCAAGGATCGCGTGGGCGTCCGCAAGCCACCGCTGCATCTGATTCCGCCGGCCGCCGAGATCCTGGAAAGCGCCGTCATGGCGCTTGGTGCCAAGAAATACGGCGCGTTCAACTGGCGCACCGCCAACGTCAAAGCGTCGGTGTACATCGCGGCGGCGCGTCGGCACCTCGTGCAATGGTTCGACGGCCAGGACGACGACGCCGAAAGCGGTGTCTCGCATCTGGCCCATGCCCGAGCGTGCTTGGGAATCCTCCTTGATGCGCTGGCGACGGGGCACCTGGTGGACGACCGGCCCAGCCCTGGAGCGAGCGCCGAACTAATTGAACAACTCACCGCACCCGCGGAGGACCAACAATGATTTATCTCGCCAGCCCCTATACGCATTCGGATGTGCATGTGCGCGAGTGGCGCTTTCGTGAAGCCTGCCGCGCTGCCGCCGCATTGCTCCGAGCCGGCATCACCGTCTTCTCGCCGATCGCTCACAGCCATCCCATCGCCGCCTTCGGCATGCCGACGAGTTGGGAATTCTGGTCGCAGGTGGATCGCGAGTTCCTCTCGCGCTGCGACACGCTGGCAGTGCTGACCCTACCTGGTTGGCGGGAAAGCGTTGGTGTGCAAGCCGAGATCAATATGGCCATTGAAATGCATTTGCCGGTGGTCTTCGTAGAACCGGCCGACCTGGACGAAGAGGATCGCGAGCCACCCACCATCTACGAAATGTTGCAACTGCGAGCGTGTGCCAAGCAACAGGCAGCCTGATATGCAGCGACTTAAGATACTCGGCAAGGTCTGGCGATTGCGGTTCGCGCCCAATATGGCGAATCGCGGCGACTGCGATCCACCGACTCAACCGGGAAAAGAGATTCGCGTCTCGTCGGCGCTGCGCGGCGAAGAGCGGCTCGAGGTAATGATTCATGAGCTGGTGCATGCCGCCGGCTGGCACATCGATGAAATGTTCGTCGAGCGTTTCGCAGCAGATGCCGCCCGAGCGCTGTGGCGATTGGGATACCGCGATGAGAAGGAGACGACGCCTTGATGATGGAATCCAGCCAAGCAGGTGACCTAACTCCCGAAGAGCGGTTTCGAGAAATCGCGTACATCCTCGCTATGGGAATTGTTCGTTCCCACGGCCGATCCGCTTCGGCTCCCGACAACCGCGCAAAAATACTGCCCGAATCTTCGCCCGATGGCCTTGAGGTTCCTGCGGAAACGAGGCTCAGTGTGCGTGTTGTTTAACGGTCTCTGCGTCTCGTAACAGGAACCACACGCATGAATCTGAATGTCGGTAAAGAACTGGCTGCGCTCAATCGAATGTCGGTCGACGCGCTGCGGGCGAAGTACGCCGAAGTCTTCGGCGAGTCCACCAACGGCCGCCACAAGCAATGGCTTGTCAAGCGAATCATCTGGCGGATGCAGTCACTGGTAGAAGGCGATCTCACCGAGCGGGCGCGACAGCGCGCCGCGGAACTGGCCAACGACGCCGACCTCCGCCGCAGAGCTCCCAAGTCGCCCGCGTCAACCGACGCTGCGCCGCCAGCGAACGTAAAGCCGTTGCCCGCGAGAATTGACCGAAGAATTCCGATTCCCGGCAGCATGATCACCCGCGTTTACAAAGGGGAGACCATTGCCGTGACGGTATTGCCCCTGGGCTTTGAATACCAGGGCGAGAAGTACAAGTCGCTGAGCGCCATCGCGAAGAAGATCACCGGCTCGCATTGCAATGGCTACCACTTCTTCCGCCTGACCAAGGAAGGAGGTGCCCAATGAGCGGTTCCAGAACGCCAGGCAAGGCCAGCGCAACACGGACCATGCGGTGCGCCATCTACACCCGCAAGAGTACGGAAGAAGGGCTAGAGCAGGAATTCAATTCGCTCGACGCCCAACGCGACTCGGGCGAGTCCTTCATTCGAAGCCAGGCCCACGAAGGTTGGGAATGCTTGCCCGACCACTACGACGACGGCGGCTTTACCGGCGGCAACATGGATCGCCCCGCGTTGAAGCGCCTCATGGCCGATATCGAGGCCGGCAAGATCGATTGCGTGGTGGTTTATAAGGTCGATCGGCTCAGCCGCTCGCTGCTCGATTTCGCCCGCATGATGGAGACATTCGAGAAATACAAAGTCTCCTTCGTGTCGGTAACGCAGCAGTTCAACACCTCCACGTCGATGGGGCGGCTGGTGCTGAACGTGCTGCTCTCGTTTGCGCAGTTCGAACGCGAGATGATCAGCGAGCGAACTCGCGATAAGATCGCTGCCGCCCGCCGCAAAGGAAAATGGGTCGGCGGCATGCCGCTCTTGGGCTACAACGTGGTCGACTGCAAACTCGTGGTCGATCCTGACGAAGCCGAGCGGGTGCGGCAAATCTTCCGACTCTATCTCGACTGCGAAAGTCTGGTCGCTGTGGCCCAAGAACTGAATGGCCGCGGCTGGATAACGAAGTGCTGGACGACCAGCAAAGGTACGCGCCGCGGTGGTCGGGCATTCGACAAGAACGCTTTGTGGTACTTGCTGACGAACATCACGTACCTCGGCAAACTGCGCTACAAGGAGGAGGTGCATACCGGGGAACACCAGGCGATCATCGATGTCGATCTTTGGCAACGCGTCCAGGCCAAGCTGCACCATAACTATCGAACGGGGAATGCAGCGCGAAACAAATTCGGCGCGATCCTCAAAGGGCTGATCCGCTGCGTCCCGTGCGGTTGCGCCATGACGCCCTCCCATTCGACCCACAAGGGTAACAAGCGGTATCGCTATTACGTCTGCAGCGCGGCCCAGAAACGAGGTTGGCAAGTCTGCCCGTCACGGTCGATCCCTGCCGGGGAGATCGAGACGTTCGTGGTGGACCAGATCCGAGCGATCGGTCGCGATCCACAACTCGTGGCGGAGACGGCACGACAAGCCCGCTCTCAGGTATCGAAGCGGCTTGCGGAGTTGGTGCTTGAGGAACAACGACTCGGACGCGAACTCGCCGGTCACCAGCGAGATATGCAGCAGCTCATCAAGCAGCTGAGCGTGACCAGCGCCGGCAGTGTGGCGACGGAAATGGCCAACATCCAAGATCGGGTACAAACGGCCGAGCGCCGCCTGATCGAACTGCGCGACGAGCGCGAGCAGCTCAATCACGAGTTGATCGATGACACCGAGGCCGCGAAGGCGATGGCCGCCTTCGATCCGCTGTGGGAGACGCTCAACTTTCGCGAGCAAGCTCGCCTGCTCCAACTCTTGATCGAACGTATCGAATACGACGGGCGCGAGGGGACGATTTCCATTACCTTTCTTCCCAGCGGAATCAGGGTGCTGGCCAACCGCGACTTTTCGGGGGACGCAGCATGACCCAAGGCCTCACCTTTCGAACCAAGGTACATTTCCGTGCCGGGCGAAATGGCCGCAAGCACTTGGAAAAGGGCGACGCACCGCCACCACCCGTCGAACCTGGGCGCGTGCCTCGTGTCGCCCGCATGATGGCGCTTGCGATCCGCTTCGACGGCCTCATCCGTGACCGCGTCGTCCTCGACCAGGCCGACCTCGCCCGCCTCGGCCACGTCTCGCGAGCGCGGGTCTCGCAGATCATGAGCCTGCTGCACTTGGCTCCCGACATCCAGGAGCAACTCCTCTTCCTCCCGCGGATCGAACGCGGCGAGGAGCCAATCCTGGAGCACGACGTTCGCCAAATCGCCGCCGTGCCCGACTGGCGGAAACAGCGGCGGTTGTGGGAATCAAGTCGCAAGCAAACAGACGTCCAACCGGTATGATATGAGTCGTTTGCTTGTCAACACTGATCTGACCCGTTTCGCCCCCCCGATGAATGAATCTTGGCGGAAAGTCATCGAGCCCGGAGGCCTTGTGTGAGAGGATTGCATTTGGAACAGCATCGCACTGACCGTATTGGCTGGCTCCGTGCCGCGGTGCTTGGCGCGAATGATGGCATTGTTTCCACGGCGAGTCTAGTCGTCGGTGTGGCGGCGGCGAATGCCGCGAGCAGCGAGATTCTGGTGGCAGGTGTCGCCGGCCTGGTCGCGGGTGCAATGTCGATGGCGGCCGGCGAATATGTTTCGGTCAGTTCGCAATCCGACACGGAACGGGCCGACCTCGAGCGGGAACGCAAGGAACTTGCCACGGATAGCAAATTCGAGCATGAAGAATTGGCCACCGTTTACGTCAAGCGTGGTCTTGATGTCGAACTTGCCAAACAGGTTGCCGAGCAGTTAATGGCTCACGATGCACTGGGCGCACATGCACGCGACGAACTCGGCATTTCGGAATTGACCACCGCGCGACCCATTCAAGCAGCGTTCGCCTCGGCCGCAACTTTTGCCGTCGGTGCTGCGCTGCCAATCCTCGTGGTACTGCTCACGCCGCGAGCCGCGTTGATCCCGGTCGTGATCGTCTCCGCCATTCTGTTCCTCGCGCTCCTGGGCGGCTTCGGGGCCTATGCGGGTGGCGCTCCCGTAGTGAAGGCTGCTCTGCGAGTCACATTTTGGGGCGCACTGGCGATGGCGCTTACGGCAGGCGTGGGAGCGTTGTTTGGGGCGACGGTTTGACGCCGCCTCACGCGAGTCATCGAGAACGCAACGTTCGCTACTTCAGATCCAATTCCTCCGTAGCAGCCACGTCTTAACCGCTTGAGTAAGGACCGCGTAGCCTGCCAGGGTTAGCGCAAGTAGCGGCCAATACAGCGGCGGCAGCGGTGTAAATCCGAGATAACGGCCAAAGGGTGAGAACGGCAAGGCGATGCCGATCAGCATGATCGCCGTAGACATGACGATCAGCGGCCACGAGGAACGGCTTTGTAGAAAGGGAATCTTGTTCGTGCGAATTATGTGGATGATGAGCGTCTGTGTCAGCAGGCTTTCAACGAACCAGCCAGTCTGGAACAAGCTCGCGCTGTGAGCTGCCTTTTCCGGAGTACTGGTGTCCCAGCAGTTAAAGATGTACAGCATCATGAAAAACGTCGTGTAATCGAAGATCGACGAACAGGGGCCGATGAACAAGATGAATC